GAGCTGGTTGGTCGTGCTTGCGGCGGATGTATTGCTGCGGATAACAGTTGGCGTCGCGTCAGTTGTCTCGGCACCAAGCACCAGCAAACCAGCTTGCGAAAGCCCGCCTGGAACCGGCAGAATAGGGCCGTTACAGGCTGGAAAGGCATGATAGCCAATTACGCCGCGGGTTGACCCGTAAGCGCCGCCTGAAACCGTTGAAAACGCGCTGTTTGCAATATGCTCTCGGCCGCCCCCAATTGCAGAATAGTCGCCGCTGGCTACATTTAACCGACCGCCCGCAACAACGCTGGAAAGGTTGTTTGCTTGGTTATCTATGCCGCCACCAACAAACGAACTGTTTCCCGTTGCAAAGTTTCCCTGCCCACCTGCAACAGCACTGTATGAAGCGGAAGCCTTGTTGTCATACCCGCCAGCAAGAAAGGAGTAGTCGCCGCTTGCAACATTTGCAGCGTTGAGCCTAAACCTAACTAAGTCAACCGCGTACGTCCCGCGTTTGTTGCCGCCAGCGGTTGTGCCGGTTGGCACTTGCGCAAGCAGCGCACCATTGCCTTTAGGCACCAGCGCCAAGTCTGAGTTTGCGGTCGCCGTCGAGGGCGTCATCGACACTACGTTGACCGTAGCGTTGGGCGATGCTGACGACAGCGCAAACGTGACGTAAGGGCTGACCGACGGCGCAGGGGGCGTTGGGTCGTTCAGCGTGGCGACCAGCGTGCGGGTGTCGTAGTTGTCTGCCGTGATGACAACGCTGTACACACCGTTGGCCGCAAAGAACAGAAACTTGCCGTCAGCGCCCGTGACAATTGGATTGGCCTGCGGGCTAAGAAGGTCTTGGTTAACGATGTAAGGCGTGCCGTTGCTTGCCAGAACCGTCGTTGAGAGCAGAGCCTGATCGCCATACAGCGTAGCAAGCGTGCCGTCGTAGTTGTAGACGAATACCTGCGCACCCGCAATCGGGCGGTTGCCGGAATCCGTTACGACGTCATAGTAACTCTGCATCCTTGGCCTCCCGGCGACGACGCGGGCGCAGTTCGTTCACTGGCTCGGGCTGTGACTCACCGGGAGTATAGCGCGACCAGCCGTTTTGTTCATCATACTCCGCTTCCAGGTCAGAGATGGCAACCTTCTCGCCGTGGCGCGGGTGACGCAGATAGATGATGGGCATAAAAGTCGGGGGCCGAAGCCCCCGCCAGGTTAGCCAGCAGCCATGATGACCCAGTTGGTGCCGTCTTCGCAAACCAGCGTCGCCCACTTACCTGCGGTCGCGGCGAGGATCGCCGTGCCGAGGGTAGCTGAGTTGACTGGTCTGACGTTCGTCGACGCCGAGATCACCGTATAGGTTGCAGACAGGTTTTTGATAGTCACGGTCCGACCGATGTAAGCAGAGCCGCTAGGCAACGTCACGGAGACGTTGGCAGCGGAACCGTTACACACCACATAGTTCTCATCATCGCCCAGCGTGAAACTGGCAGTTTTAGTAACTGGAGCGTTGAGATAGAACGCTGTGAGCGCAGGGTCAGAGTACGCAACACCTACAGGCTTGTTGTTAGCCATTAGCGACTCCGGTTATTACATCAGAAACGCGGACCAAGACGCATCGCCAGTCTTGACCAGCCGGTAGGTATGCGCGCCAAAACGCGGAACCGTGACCGAACCGTAGACAGTAATGCCAGTCCCGGCAGTGACAGGAACAGTCGACGACGAGCCCGTGTTGTTATTGTTGGTGATCGTCAGTTCAAACGACGAGCCAACTTTAGCACTCGGGACCGCGGCGTCAAGCTGCGCTGCGGTCGCAAGCGTAACCGTCAGCGTTGCATCGCTAGCTTTCTGGCAAACAACCAGACCAATCGCCATTTGAGCGCCGGTCAGAGTCGTGTCGCCCGTCAGCGTCGCGGGGATGGTTTGTACGCCCATGACGGCTTCGTCGAGATTGCCGTCACCGACTTGATAGCCACCAGCACCATTAGGAAGAGCCATGATTTAATCCTTTCAAATTAAATAGAAACGAGGCTAGTAGATCCCTACTAGCCTCGTATTAGACGTTAGCCCCAGAGGCGTACGCCCATTTGCGGACGGATGACCGAGAAGCCGTAGAGCACGTCAATACGGCAGGGCAGACGGTCATTGTTGATGTCGTATTGACGAACAATACGCATTGAGATGCCGTTATGCACCTGGCGCGAGGCCATGTCTACGCCTTGCGGCATCAGCAGGTCAGCGGTCGCAAACGTGATCGCATCTTTGTGATAGATCAGGTTTTGCGGGTACTGAGTGCTGGCGCTACCCAAGAAGGTCACCACAGCGCTGGCTTGCGGGAACGCATCGATCGTCGCAAGCGCATGGCCAGAGGTGTACATCGCGGGGCTGACGCTGACGGTGTACGCGCCGCCGGTGGCGGTTGCGTCCGCAGTGGCCACGAACTGTTGCAGGCTGCCGGTCGACTCACGAGTCTGCGGGTTGACCGCAAAGACGTTGGCAACGGTGAACACGTCACCTTGCTTGATCGTCTGCGTGCCAGTGCCCGTGATCAGGATCGTGGTTGAGCCTTGAGCCGTCACAGCGCTGGTCACCGTGTGCGAACCCGTGCGGGTGCCGGTGGTGTGCTGCTTGATCGACTGCGACATGCTGATCTCTTCAAAGCCCAGCACACCCTCGCCCATCAGGCCATTCTTGAACTGACGGCTGATGGTGTTGGTGGGGTTGAACAGACCCTTCATGCCTTCGACGAGGCCAGCGTTCGCAGCCGGGTTGACGGTGGCATAGCGGGGAGCCATGACCGCAGCGGCTTCGTTCAGCTTCTGTTGGCTTTGCAGCAGCACCAAGCTGGTTCCGGGCGTGGTGCCAGGGGTGCCAACCGACTGGTAGATGCTCTTGAAGCTGTTGGCAACGTCAGCGTCGATGCTAGAGGCAAGCTGACTGATACGAGGCTTCAGCACACGCTCTGCGAAGTCATCGAGCTGCATGGTCAGCTCAGCGGTCGTGAAGTTCACGCCGATGTGCTTTTGGCTCGAAACAGTCAGAGTGGTGAACTGCTCGTTGTCGTCTTGAACTTGCAGCGCAGCACCGTCGGTCACCAGTGCGCGGTCCGGCAAACGGATACGCAGCGTGGAGCCGATTTTTGCGCCTTGGACAGCAAAGCTGTCGTCGTACTGACGGTTGACCGTCCGGGTGATCACCAGGTTGTTCTCAAGGATTTCGAGAGCCTTCCGGGTGATCATGTCAATCGTAAGGATTGAGTTAGCCATGATCTATAAAACTCCTAATTTGAATTAACGTCCGTGTTTCGCTTCCCACGCCTTGACCTGTCGTTGCCGCTCGGCTGCGATCCAGTCGCTCGTGCTCATTGCTTTGATTGAGCGCGGGTCGGTGGTGTCGTAAGCCGGTGCGCCGGAGGCGCGTGCTGCAACAGGCTGAATAGGCGCCGGAGCGCTGGATGGTTTTTTGGTGGGCGGACTGGCGGCCACTTTGGCCTCAATCTTCCCAATCTCTTTGGCCTGCAAGAACGGCGATAGACGCGAGATACGATCAGCTTCTTTTGGATTGGACCCGAGAAAATACGCAATGTCGGGGCCGATCTCTGACGCCTGAATTGTTTGAGCCATCACGGTCGAGATTTTCAGACTCGGGTTGTAGGCGACTTGCTCGAAGTCGTCATACTTATCCCGTGCCTGCTCTTCCTTCTCGTGGTACGACTCAACCACTGCTGCTTGCTGACGCTCCAGTTCCCGTTGCTGGAGAAGCTGTTCGGCTTTCTGCGTGGCCAGTGCTTCGGCGTACGCTTCGACCGACTCAAACTTATCCTGCGATACAGGTTCTGCGGGCGCTGCTGGCGCCTTCGGACGCTCACGTTCCCAAGACCTACGCTCTCTTGCGAGACGCTTGCCAATCATCGAGTCCACTTCTTCTTGAGTGAACGTCTTGATTGTAGTTTGTTGCTCTTCCGCCGATACTGCTACAGGTTCAGGCGCGGGCGTCGCTACCTGTTCCGGCGCGGTTGGTTCCGCTACAACTGCTTCAGTGTTTTCCATGATTACTCTGGCGAGTGCCTGGTGGACCGCACCAGTACGGTTATTTATACAGTAGTTTCAGGAGGTGTCAAGTTACTTTGTTGCTGAACCTGCTCACGCAGCTTTTGCCACAACGCGACCGACATCTCCAACGGCAACTTGCCCAACCCCATCGCAATGATGTTCGCTTCCTCTACCGTGATCTTGATGGTGAACTCTTGCATCATGCCGCCCAAGGAAGGGGAGGGGTGATTGTTACCGGGTTCTTTTGAAGGTAGATCTGCTGTTGCACTGCGGCTTCCGTTGCGCTCTTATCAACCCCATTCGCCCAGATCCAACCGAGGACTTGATCTTGCGTCAGATCAGCGTAGGGCGTGAACGGAGTGCCGGGGCCGGGGACAGAGCAGGTTGAGTAGACAGAGGCAGAGTAGGTCTTGTCACCATCTACTTCGGTGGCAGAACACCGCCAGTGAACATTGAATACAACATCGCTCAGGTTGTCTTCTGAAACTTTGCAATCGAGGGCACCAATAGACCAGTCCATGATTATTCCTCTACAAATTCTTTGACCGCATCAAGGCCAAAATGGGTGTTAACAAAACGGAGCAGACGCTCCACATCAATCCGCAGGACTTTTCCTGACGGGGTGTGTTTGGAACGGAAAATCCATTCGTTGGTTTCAAAATCGTGAGGAGATATAAGAGTGGCGTTCCCTGCCGCGTCCATCACATACGCTTCACCAGCAGCGGAGTAAAAACTGATGCCATTAGCAAGCGTGCCGACAGGAGCCGTACCATCGAAGATGTCAAAGTGATGCGTACCTTTAGTGGTTGCACGATCTGCTGTGCCGCCAAGTTTGAGATTTTTGCCGTACCCAGACCCATCAATCCCGTCCAAAGTTAAGACTTGGGTGAAGGAGATAACGTTGCCTGCGGTGCCGGAGGAGGCGGTGCTCCAACGGTGCTGACCACTATTTTGTTCGTAACTTGAAGCAAACCCGGTTTGAATGTATCGAAATGCTCCTACTGAATCAAAATAAGCATTGCTGTTTACAAGCAAATTATTGCCACTGTCACTCCCATGAATTGCGCCTGAGAAAGCAATTTGCATTGCTGTGTGGCCTGCGTTCCACGCACTAGGCGTCACCCCCAGACCGAGGTTGCCGGAGGAGTCGAGGCGAACCCCCTCAGTTTGAGAGCCAGAGCCTGAGTCATAGTAAAGCGCCAACCCCGTCCGGTTAGATGCTGCCGCCTCAAGTACAGCGCCAATACCAGCGCCTCCAGTTGAGCCGCCCAAAGTGTTTTGAACATGAAGCGTAAGTTTGTTGAAATCGTTAACTACGCCAGTTCCGCTTGTCCCAAAAATGGCAGAAGAAAGAGTTGCAGAGCGTGCCGATGAAGTTTGAAGCCGTACAGTTGGCGAAGCAGTCCCAATCCCCACATTACCAGCAACAGCCAAGCCGTTTGTGCCGATGCCTGCGTAGGAGGAATATCCGATCAGTTGGGATTGCTTGACTTCTAGACCACTTAGGGAGATTTCAGTAATTACTCCGGTTCCAGCAATTACATCTTGAATAACCCGTCCAACTGGTGCATAACGAAACACTGAATATGCAGTACCTGTGAACGTCGCTCCAGTGCTGTTGTCAATGCCGCTGTAATATGTGCCTCCAGTGTTTGTAAATGATTGGTAGACTGCGTTGGTTCCGGTAGTTGATGTAACGACAATAGTGCCCGTAACTGCGCTAACACCCAAATTTGTCCCATCAAACGTCAGCGCAGACCCAGTGGTCAGGACTTTGGAGGCGTTGAGGTAGGGAACACCGTTAGCTGTGCCTGCCGATAGCGTAAGTGCCGCCGAGAACGCAATGTCCCGAGGCACAACGTATGTGTCGCCCGTCTGTGCGGCTTGGATCTGGGGGATTGCTGTATTGAGAAGAAGAACCTCGTATGCGGCCACGGCTTAACTCCTAAATCGGGTTGTACTCTGTGCCATTGCTGGTCAGCACAGTTTCGACGACATAGTAAGCTGTGCCATTGCTTGCCAGCACAACTTCATCCACTACATACGCCGTGCCATCACTGGTCAGCACCGTCCACGGCGGGCCTGGGTTGGGCGACGCAAAGTCCGTCGCCAACGTAGCGACGGTCCCGAGCCCCAGGCTCAGGCCATTACGGACGGGTATGCCAAAGCTCATCGGATGTTGATCGGCTTAGCGTAGAGGGTGCCAGCGCTGCCAATTTGGATTGCGCTAACCCGCCACGGAGCACCCGTACCCTGCGGCACGATAAACGGGATTGGCGTATTGGCAGGAATTGGCGTCGAGCTGGTAGTCGCAGTCACACCTTCGCCTATTACGACGTAGGCGGCAGTCGTTGACCAGATCACCACGCCTTGCGGGCCTGACGGCCAGGCGGTCGTCGACCCCGCTGTGCCCGTGTAAGACGCCGTATAGGCGGGATAATTGGCATCAGCAAGAGGATTTAGCAGTTCCATAACGCGCCCTTACGCAAGGAATTTCAGTTTATAGAGCGTCGATAGATACTGC